CAACTCTGGTTTATCCTAAAGAGCAGGCGACAAAGCAACTTAGAACTGCTAAAATAACAGTATAAGTTGGAGAGCCGATGGACACTAACGCCTTAGAGCTACCAGTGGACGCACAGTTTGCTCTACATGCTGCTGCGCTAAGCTTAAAACAACTTGACAGAGATGAACTAGAAGAAGCGTTTATTGACATGCTTCATCAAAAAATGATGGACAAACAGTTGTTCTTTGGTATTATGAAAGAACACGGCATAGACGCTGAAATTAAGTTTAACTACCTGACAAAAAGCCAACTCTCGTAATTACCATGCCTACCAGAACAATCAAAGGGACCATTGACAACTTTTTTGTTAATGCTGGAAGTGAAGTTACCTACCAAGGAACAACGTCTGCATCCACAACCTCTGGCTTGAACATTAGGGGTTTCCGTGTTAATCCAGCTAATACAGGTAGTCTAATAGTTACGTTAGACAGTAGTAATGGTGTCAATACCATGGAGATTTTTCAAGAGGATGTCTACAACGGCTCTACTGCACCGGCAGGGTACAAAACTTTTGCTAACATAGCAAAGGATGGCCGCAGTAAAGGCGTAGTTGCTGTTACCGTAACAGATGCAACCAAAAACTACATCGTCCTACTGGAATTAGATGGGTACTCAGAAGTCACCTACAACGGCAGCGTTGTTGTCCCATAAGGAAACCTTACCTTTATTTTTTAATCAAGACGGTATAAAATTAATACAATTATATACAACGCCCAGAATTTACTTAGGTTCCGGGCGTTTTGGTTGCTATAAAGAAGAAGGATCTGATCACTATAAGATTGGGTATGACAGTGGGAGAATTAGAAATCATGCAGTTAATTGGCAGACTAAAGCTACAACAAAAGAAATAAACAAGCAATTAGTAGAAGATCTAAAACCTTTTGCTGAGAAAGTGCAAGCATACGTACTAGTAAGTTTAAACAGTAAAAAAAGATCTGCACTATTAAGTTATGCACATAGCGTAGGTCTAGCTGCTTTTAAAGAATCTTATTTACTTGAATTAATAAACTCTTACGCCAGTAAGAAGTTGATTATTAAGGAGTGGAGCCCATTAATAAATTCAATTTATTTTGGTGCTGACAATAAGTTAAAAGAACGCCGCCGCGTTGAGCTCAACATGTACATGGCACCTGACAAAGAGGTACCATTATTGTTTGAACATAAATGCAAACTTAATCAATGCCTTTTAAACATAGGAGAAAGTTATCTAGGTACGCCGAATCAAGTAAAAGCAATTGAATATTTAGAACGCAAATTACTTGAACTTGATCCATCCCAAGAAACTTTACGGCGTTTCTGGCGTTACTGGAACCAAGAACAAGGTTGCCTTGGTTCTAGTAAAACTATTTAATTATTTTCATGAGAAGCAATAAGCCTATCTAAATACCACCTGCTTTTTTTTAAATCTTCTAAAGTATTATTTTTGTGGTCAGCACGCCACACATACTTTATTACATTACCTTGACAGTAGCCACGGAATTTTTCAGTTCCTAATGCTGCTTTAATTGCTTCTATACACTCTATATCTTCGTTTTTTGTGTAGTGTGCTGGCCCATGCACGTTATCTGTACCAAGTTCTTTTAAGTCAGGCTTAAAAAAATTATCGCTAGCTTCTGTCTCCCAGTTGTTGTCTGCATACCAGTCAAAACTACGGCTGGAAAAATTGCAACCTGGATTAGAAGAGTCGAATGAGATGGTATCCTCACTTGGAGTAGACTGAAAAGTAATCACGGCAGTAAGTGTATCTGCCCAAATACTAGCATGAAATTAGAAACAAGTCAGGATTATGACGTTGATAATCGGTATGAGGAAACCGATGGTCCTAATGGTTCAAGTGTGTCCGACAATACCTCTGGTAAAAGGTTCTTAACTAGGTATATAAACAATTCAAAAGATTTAATTAAACAAAACGCAGCTTCAGACGGTGAAGATGAAGGAAGGTTTATTATGTCGGGACCGGGTGACGTTACCTATGGATTTAGAAACGCCTTCCGCGCTAGCTTGTTTAACAGATGACTTTACCGATATTAGAAAAAATTTGTTGAAACCTTTCAATTTGATTAAAACCTAAATCCGTACTAGGTAAGTAAACAAAAAACCCCCACGTGAATGGGGCACCTAAGACTTTCATAAATTTACCGTGTATCAGCCTTGCTCTATCTTTTGGTATACACACTGGATAGTTCCATATGTCTGGACAGCTCCTTAATATTTCATGGCTAGTAGAAAAAAATAAAGCTTCTGAGACATTACGAAGTTTCCATTCTTTTTCTAACCTTTTAAACCAAATAGAAGAGGGGGACTTCCCGGTGTGGCCTCCTTTCAATCCCCACCTCCATGTACCGCGTTGTTTATTAAAAGAGCAACGTCCGTATGTAGGAGGGAATAAATATGTTTTTCCTAACCACTGTTCGTTAGTATTTAAACCGTCTTCTTTTAATGTGTAGATCTTTCTTGCACGTAAATATTCTTTATTGGCGTGTTCAGTTGTGCAGGGGTCTAAGTCAATGTCACCAAGTAAAGCGTATATATAAGGTAAATATTCAACAGGAGTTAACCAGTCCTCTTCAATTCGTAAAATTCTTGTAAGAAATAAATGTCGAGGTAGGTTTTTGTAATAACTCATGTAGGAACAAGGTCAGCAACACCTTTTTCACGTTTATAATTCAGTAACGACATATGCTGTGGGTCTTGAATAATAAATAAAGCTTCTTTCTCTAAGTCAAGTGTCTCAGCTTTAATAATAGCTTTACGCATTATCTCGGCAACTCCATCCATATCTTTTGATTGGAAGTCCTCTTTGGCTGCAATTAGTGCTGCAACCGGCATGTAAAACATTGAATTCTTCTCTTCTTTAGCCGTTGGGACGTAAACCATAGCTCCAGGCCCTTCAAAATAATAAAACCGATCATAAAAATCACACATGTCATCACAGACTCTTTCAATGACAAGCTTAGTCAGGACACGTTCCGTTTCGGTTGGTGTGTTTCCAGCTAGTTTGTCTAGTTTTTGTTTTCTGTAGTTAGTCATTTTTGAAGTTGTAAGTTAATAAAGATAATAACAAAGAAAAAATAAAAAATAGGACGGATAACCGAAAAGTTATTTGGTTTCGGTTACCCCTGGGGTCTGTTTTATAAATGCAAACAGCCCTGAGCGTTTTAATGTTTCTCTTATTTTAGGTAGCGGCCTATAAATTACTACCATTTTACCAAGATTACCGACTTCTTTAATTAATTTCCCAGATTCGTCCCTCATTTTTATTAATTCTTCTTGCCGAATCAAGTATTCTGCAACGCACCTATATCGCCGTTTTGTTGCAAGGTCAATGTCGGGAAATTTAGCACATATTTTTGCTGGTACCATATCACTAAAACAAATTCTTATCTGATCTGCAAGTGATAGCCCAAGAACCAAATCATTTGTAGATGTTTCGTAACTACAAACAAGTTCTAAATACCTTTTTAAGTCTGCGTCCTCAAAGCTACCAGAAGGTGGTATAAACATCTCCACCTGGTCCGCTAACGAGGAGACTAATTTTTCCCTGCTGTTCTCAATTGTGACTTCTGAAATATTTAAACCGTTAAACCTATAGCTTACGTATTTATTGGGATCAATAGAAGGTTTTTTTACTGGCGGTAAGGCCGGTAACTCCCCTTCTTCAACCAGATAATCCGCCAACATGGAGTGCTATTACATTTCTATAGGTATCTTAACGTTTTTTAAGAACTTGTCACACTGTTTTAAATGAGCAAGCCGTAGAACCCATTCGTAATAAATTCTCTTGTCTTCCATGTTTTTTAAATCCCCTGGTTTCGGTCTACCTCCATAATTACAAGCCTCCCAAAAAGCTTTTGCTACTTGTTTTTCTTGCTGAGTCATTAATGAATGCATAATCTTTGTAGACATACTGGCTAATAGTTCGTTAAACTGGGCCATATGTAAAGGGTTTTCCTCCTCATGAAAAAGACCATCACTTACGCTGAGTTGATTTTGTTCCTCGTCTTCATGCCGCTTGGGGCAGTAGGGGTGACTCACCTGGCGCAGTTTATTAGTAGTAATATCAGTATAGAGATCCACGTAAAAAAATAGGTACTTATGGGAAGTCAGAAAGCAACCGCACCTACAGTAATAATGCCTGCGCCTACGGCGCCTTCCTTGTACCGTTCAATTACAACACCAGAAGCGTTTGCTGTTGGTGAGAAATATTTAAAAAGCCTCCAAGACATGGGGGCCGCTAGTAAAGCAAGTCGTATAGCAGCTGTAGGAACAGATAAAGATTTACGCGAAACCCAAGAACAAACAAAGTATCAAGCCGCTGCAACTTATTTATCTTCGCTTCCTAAAGGAGATAAATATTTAGCTGAAACCACTGGCATTCCTAAAGAACTTTTATACAAAACCGCAACTACAGCAGCATCTACAATTGCTGATGAGAAACAAAAAGATTATTTTGACGCAGTAAAAAATAATACCACTACCCCAGTAACTGCAACAGGTTCCAAGTTACGTGAATTTAATCGTTACTACAATCCAAGCACGCAACAACATTTTTATAGCTCAGAGCCAGACAAAGAATTATTAGGTGGTTTTAATAAAGAAGGTGATACTGCATTTAAAACATTAGATCCTAGCGATACTACTGCGGGTGCAAGTACGTTATATCGTTTGTATAGGCCAGGTGATAAGCCAGGTGGACCTAATCATTTGTTTACAACATCAAAAGAAGAAAGAGACTCAGCAATCGCTGGCGGTTATAATTATGAAGGTGATGTAGGCAAGGTTTATCAGACTGCTCAAGCGGATACACAAGAAGTTCAACGTTTTTATAATCCTGAAGCAAGTCAGCATATGTATACCTCTGATTTAGAAGAAATTAAAGGCTTAGAAGGTAAAGGTTATAAAAGGGAGGGATCTTTCTTTACTCCAACAAAAGCAGCTGCACCTGCACCTGCTCCCGCTACTGCTACTGCTACTGCACCCGCTACTCCAAGTGCGGATGTTGCTGCCGTTGAAAAAGCGAGAGCAGATTTAGCTGCTAAAGCACAAGCACAAGCAGCAGGAACAACTCCTACACCTACTCCCGCAGCAGGAACAACTCCTACACCTACTCCCGCAGCAGGAACAACTCCTACACCTACTCCCGCAGCAGGAACAACTCCTACACCTACTCCCGCCGCTAAACAATTCTTAAAAGACAGTGTAGGGAAAAATCAAATACAAGAAGCAAGCTCTGACTTTTTTGCGGGTGCGCCTAGATTGAACACACTAAGTACTAAAGGAGGTAATGATCAAGGGATCTTTGGAACAAAGGATTACGAATCGGCAACAGCATCTTCTTTACCGGAAGCAGATCGTTTTAAAGATGATGAAATTGAAAAATGGCTTAAAGAAAAAAATGTTCCTTTAGGAGATGATATAGCAGCTAATAAATTTGGTGGTAGATTAGCTGGACAGGTTTTTAGTCAATATAGTTAATAATTATTAAACAGTAATTGAGAGTTTTTCTGTTTCTAGCCACTCTTCATAAGCCTCAAGCAATATTCCGTAAGACTCCATTGGTAAAAGCATCACCGCATAAGTTTCAGTAGTAATTTTATAATGTTCTAGATTTAAAACAACATCGTCCATGATAGCGTCAAAATCTGACTGAAGCTGCTCAACAGTGACGACTTTCATAGTACAAGTAGTTTGCTACTAATAGCGTAGCATAAACTAAGTCACGTCGCCAAAATCGAACTCAAGGTCTACTGCCGCTGTTATTGAATCGAAGTTAATATCCTTTTCAGATGTTTCATCGGAATACCTCCAATCATTAATAGATGTTATTAATCCAATTGAGTAAGTTGTTTCAATATAACGAATATCATTTGTTATTAAAAATAAATAATCTTTAGGTGCAAGCATAATGCTCGGATAATCTTTTGTCTGGCTTTCAACTATGTCCGTATCTGAATCAGAGTATGGAACACCGGACATATCGTACACGTAGCCATTGGAGTTTATTGGAAGCTCTCTTCTATGTGTACCGTCTTCAATTACGTAAAACGACAGTATTGTATTTCTATTTGTTTTGGAGTCATAAGAAGTTTGGCTGAAGTTCTGTGTAAACTGTACTGCACGCGCTTGAAGTAAACGCATTTTATAAAATGTTGTTTGAATTCTTGTTAAACCGCCGTGAGAATTTGAAATTGTTAACGACTTAGAAATAGAACTAAATGAACTTAAATCACCGAGGTTAATTGGGTTATTAACGCTATCGCCAGGTCTTGATGGTAGTGGGTCACTACCAAAATAACTTGTCGGACCGTAAGCAGTTGGCCCAGTACCACCAGTTGGGTAGGCCTGAACTGTACCTAGGTTTGTGAATCCTAAGTTAGTCGGAAGTGCTGTCAGGTATAGTGCCATTGATTAAATTTAAGCCAGTGTATAGGCCGTTGTCCCTACCACTTGCTTGATATTTTTCTTCTATTATTGTAGCGCGTTCAGGGTAAACCCCTTCCATTTCTTTTGTTTCTATTAATTCATAAGTTAATCTTTTTTCCAATATGCGTAGATCGCTTTCTATTTCATCTTTATCCGCGTTAGGTTCTGTCCAGTATTTATCAGGCCCTATAGCTATTACTCCAATCCACTTAGGATTTATTTCGTGGTAGCAGGTAAGTATAATTTTACTGTGCTTCTGCGTTACTTTTTCTAACTTGTTCAAAGATGTTTCCATAGGTAAGGTCGTAGTTAGTAAGCTGTTTTGGCTGGTCTCCTAACTTTAATCCTTTTATTGTTAGGTGGGTTGGGTTACAGCAGCCAGATTCACAATCTTGTGTGTGCATGATTCTGTACTTTCCTGTATAACCCCTTGAAACCCAGAATGCAACTCTCGATGCTGTCTGTGCTTTAGCCGAATGGAAAGGACTTGGCATATACGCAACGGTTTCGTTGTTGGGTTTTCTGCCGCCTTTCCACACCCAGCATTTTTTGGTGTCCAAATCTTTTGGTATAACCACCTTGTCCCAAAAACTACGGACGGTCCAATATTTATCAAAAGCAAAAGATTTAAGATTTATTTCACATTTCCCTTTTTCTATTTCTTCCATACAGGTCAAGCACTCACCCATCAATCCAAACTTACCTTTATGCCCCCATATGCATTCAATGTTTGAGTAGTCCATTACATCCTCTTCTGTAATTTCAAGGGATTCAGAGCTAACGCCTAGTTTCTCTGGAACTATAACAAGCTTCTGTGCTGTTGGACTGGACGGTAAGTAAATACCCTTGTTACAGATTCCACGTATAACACTATAAGAAAGATGGAATTCATCAGAAAGTTTTTGATAGGTGTAACGCTGAGGGTCATTATTTCTTAAAGTCCTAATTTTTTTAATTGTTTCTCTTGACAGAGAAGTTCCGTTACGTCTCAACCGCTCCAACTGAACATCGCTTCTACTCCCCCAGTAGTAATGGTTAGGGTTGACACAGTAATAAGAAGAACAGGAAACAGTCCTTACTACAACCTGCCCAGGTTCACCATACCTACCAGCAATAGCCAGGATTAAAGCCCGTGCATCCCTACCTCTATATCGCGGTCTACCAGTAGAGGCCTTAGACGAGGCTGAGGGGTCCTCAAAGGGGTTCTTCCTCTGGAGGGTAAACCCATGGAAGAAGGCGTGGTTAATCTTGTCCAGGGGCCAACAACAGTCATCTGGTAGGCGCTCCTTCAGCAATTTTAAACACTTAAGGATCCAAACCAAGTCTTCGGTTCCTAAACCTTTTTCAACAAAAAATTTTCCTGTTTTTTTAGCGTTAAGCAAGTTGATAGGGTTCCGCGCTGACTGACAATAGCCTGCGCTGCAGTAGATGTCAAGGATGCCTCCACGTAAGCTGAAAAACTGAGTCCTCTCTTAATTACTATAAGAAAAAAAAGGGGTAGTGCCTAACAGACACCATAACAACCCTATCGCTGTGTGCTTAGCACGACCTCCTTTTTTCCCTATAAGAGTTAGGAGCGGCGACACCTTATTACGGATTAACCGACTCGTCAGCCAAACCCCTTGCACTGCAACCGACTGTCACCCAGTGTCAGAACCCTATCAACTCACCTTAAGAACTTTTGTACTACCAACTTTAGGCTTCTGGCCACGGTTCCCCTCTTTCGATAGTGTTTAGATTCTCCGCATGTGTCGTTGCAATATATAAAGAATCGGAACAAAGGCAAATATCACCGCTAGGTTTACAGGTTAAGTACACGTCAAACCCCTCGGCGCTCCTGGTTTTAAATATTTTCACACCAGTATCGTATTTTTGCACGAGAATTTCTGACATACAAAAGTTTTTGGATAGTATTATTGTAAGAAAGCTAAGTGTAATGATTATGGGTAATAATGAGCTTCTTCAAGGGTTTAAAAAATACGCAACAGAGCAAGCTGTGAATAAATATCTTTCAGAACGGTTCCCTAGCAAACCAACCCAAGGATTGCCTTCGTGGGCAGCAGGTATGACTACCGGAATTAATGCTGGTAAAAATATGATGTCCCCCGAGGCTTACGGATACGTAACCAATAAACTTGGCGCATTAAGGAGACAACCAGAATTAAGCCTTATGGAAGGCGCTAAAAGGATTGCTGCTACTGAAGCTGCTAATAGAATGGTTACTGATGCCTTTAAAGGTAATTTCAAACAGCCAATACAAGCCCCCAATATGAGCGGTGGAACTGGATTAGGAGCAGGCACTGTGCCTATTGTTCTAGGGACAAGGGACGGCGTTACTGCAGACCCTACACAAAGCGATCAATACAGGGCTGAGCTTTCACGTTATATGAATACAGTTGCTGGACCATCCAAAGAACAATTAGGACTACAGATGTGGGCGCAAGCAAATCCAGGTCTTGCAGCCAAGTTAAAACCCGGTCAGTCTGGTTATGATCAGTCAGCAGATTACTTCAACAATAGGTATCGTGATTACGGAGATATGCCATCTACAGGTGCAGTTGGAACGTCACCTTTAAACCAGATGCCTTTAGCAGGTCAACAGCCGGTACAAATGGCTCAACCAGAGATGGAAGGCGTTGCTCCTGAAAGCACTAATGAAAGAGTTCAAAACTTCCTTAGAATGTTGACAGAGGTTGGACAAGGCCAATGATGAACCAGCAGTGCGGCCCATCTGGATTTGACTATAGTCAGATGGGAGTTGTTGACGGAGTGCAACGACAGGGGATGCTACCTGGCGGGTGGTCTAATCAAGGCCAAATGGTGAGTAATCAATATCAAGAGGCTAACCGCGAGGCAGCTAAAAAAATTAATCCCCAGAATGCTGCTTCTCAGATGCCAATAGGGGAGCGCGTAACCCAATTCCTACATACTATGGGGCAATGATGGTTGATAACGATTTTCCTACTGCATATGCTAATTTTGGCGATGTAGCGCAGGGCACGTCACCGGTTAATGAGGATTTATATAACTGGATGCATAAGACATATGGCATAAAACCTGCTGAGTGGTATCGTAACAACCCAGATAAAAAACCAGGAGCAAATCCAATGCTTCCTAAAGGCGCTTATGTTCCTTTAGCCGAAGGAAATACTGATGGAAATGGGGCTGTTGGTTTTCTTCAGCAATATGCACGTGGTGTTCAAGATTACAGTCAAGAGGGTACAGATATTCCTTCATTCAGTTTTGAGAATAGATATGCTCAGGAACAGGGTGGACCTATTGCCAGGTCATTTAAAATTGGACCAAGAACTATAGCTACTCCTATTGACGATGTACCGGTTAGGGGTGATTACTCTTTACCTTCTGTAGAAAAGCAACTTAGAAATGTAAATAGGTTACGAGATGAGAGAGGCTTGCAACCAATAACTGCCGGACAATTCATGGGAGGGGTATGAATTTAACACCTGATGAGAATCAACTTATGGAAAGTTTGGCTAAAGTACTCAGGAATTTAGATAGTTACGATGATTGGGAATACGGAACAGAAGTAATACCAAACGATACAACTTGGGGTCAAGCTAAACATAAAATTCCTACTGATCCTTGCCTTCAGGAAGAATAGTAGGAAGGTCCATATAAGCTTGATCAGAAGCACGAATTGCAATACCTTTAAAGAAAGTACGGCCCGCCTTATTAAATACATTCACACCATCTAATCCAAGCTGATTTCTACAACAATCCTGCAATAAATTAACAAATCTTTTTTGACCTACGGGTTTAGATCCTGTTGAATCACAGTGTTCGCAATAACTAGGATACAACTGAGTATGTGTATTGTAATAACGAGTATTACTATCTTTAGCTGCGGGTACTTTTTTACCTACAGCAGAAACACTATTAGCACAAAGTACAACTTCTGATTGTAACCATTCAATTAAATTGTTACTACTAAGAAGAATATTATTTCGCACACGACGTAGTGCAGGAACCATTTCTGTAGTATCAAGAAGGTAACGACGCATTGACTTCTCATCCATTTCAAGCACCCAGTTAACAAGTCCTGGCAAGTACTCTTTCCAGTTACCGCTAATGCGTCCCTTATCAATCTTAATCATATCTTTAGCTTCGCTACTTTTATCATAGAGCTTACGGTTGAACTCAATCGTCAACCTTCTACGTGCCAACCCACTGGTATTATCCGTAGTTTGAATAGGTTCATTAGCTGCAACCATGACCATTCCTGTGTACACAAATGGTTCACCGATTGCTTTTAATTTTTCTTCATAACGCAAAGAATCTCCACCAGTTAACGCTTTAAATATCTGTGCTGAACCGCCATAACGTTCTGAGTCATTTATTAATGTCAACCTCTTATCTTTAATGGAAGATAATTCAAATCTGCTTTGCTCTAATTGATTTAATGATGTACTGGCATAGTTACCAGCACCGACCATGGCGCAACATAGGTTGGCATAAGTGGATTTACCACGACCACCGGGTCCAATAACTTCAAGAAAACGTTGCAATTCATTTCCACGACCAACTAAACATGCTCTTAACCAGGCTCTAAGCACCTGTACGCGATCATCGTCACCGTATTGGGTGCGTGATAACCAATCGACAATAGGGCCAGGTAGAACCTGTGGGTTGTAATCAAAATCAAGTCCCCAGGTAATGTAATTGTTGCGGTTATGTTCTAGGAAGTTACCCGAATCGAGTTCAAGAACACCGTTACGAAAGGAGAGTAAAGACGCATCATCATTCCAGTCTGAATGGGCAAGGTGGCCTTCGAGGAGTCCACAAACATCATTAATAAGGCTATTGCTATAACCACCAGGGAGCGATAAATTACAAAGTGTGAACTGAATTTCGTGTTTGAAGTCCTTACTGTACCCTTGTCGAGACCAGATCCCACGTTTTTCGTCATAGTGCATGAAAACATCGAACCTCGGATCATATAGCCAACCGTTCTTCCTGCAAAGCGGCATAACAAAATCCGCAATCTCAGATGGCGGTGGGTTGCGAGCAGATTTTTTACTATCTTTATTTTTGGACCCAGCTGCATTTAAGAAATTATTTACTTCAGATATATAATCTTCACTTACATCTTCAAAATATTCTGGATCACCGCCAGATTCTAAATAATCAGCAAATGCTTCGTTATGTTCGGCAGCTACTCTTTTAGCAACTTCCTCAATATTTGGGACAGTAAATCCATGCATATCAATGAACCCATCTTCTTTTGCTTTTGCTCGTAATGTTTTCAAACCCCTTGCTCCTTCAGGGTTTGGCCCACCTGGTAGCCGTTCAAATGACTCCCACTTCTCTTCACAACAACCTTCTTGAAAAGATTCAGATTGCATAGACCATTCAATCCAATCACCAAGAAGAGTATCATCAATTTGATGTAAAGACATACCAACAGCTATCCATTCTTCATAATCATCCGCTCTTTCTGGAGACAAAGCTTGAAGGTATTCGATTACATCTTCAAGAATAGATTCTAAATGATATTGACTGTCTTCTTCATAACTTAAAGTAATATTTTGTGTCAATAATGAACCTGGTCCTGCTGTTTTTCTTCTATACTTACTTGAAGGGTATGCATTACTAATTTCTTTATATAACCAGTCCGGCATTTCCGGTAGGTTCTTAACGTGTTCAAAACCGCCGTGTTTACCGGTGCAATAACCGTTTGTATCAGGGTGTGCGCCCATTAATGCGCCTTGCCTGCTGCGCCAGAGTATTTCCCAGGGTGCTTTATCTAATTTCAGGGTTGCTTTATCTGGCAGTAAATCTATTTTTCCGTTTGGCACACGGAATAACATTCTGGACTTACCAGGCTTCCCACTGGTTATGGTTAAAGTAGGAGGAAAAATAGCGTCAATTGGTCCTCCACCTAAAGCCTCAATAACCGGTATAGCTTCTTCACCGTCAATATCGACCCAGATCAGACCGTATTCATTACAATGCTGACCGCTCAACAAGCCGACACCTGTTGCACGTCCTGCGTCTAGTTCATCTTTAATTTGGTTAAGGGTGTACGGATTGGTTGTCCATCCACCTATGTAAGCTCTTTTACCGTTAAGAGGAGTGAGCGCCCAATCCTTAGGGATTAGCTCTAAGTTTATTTCCCCAGGATCTAATTCCCTTTTGGGTGGCCTGGGCTCCATGGCTGCAAGGGACATATCGGTTTAGTCTACGGACAGTTACTACAAATTTCAAGTTACAGCGCATAAATCTGCCATTAAGTTTTTTCTAGCTTGTCACCATCCACAACTTCCATATCGATTTCATTTTGAGCCGGTAAAATCTCGGAGTAATATTTCGCAACAACTTCCAACCACTTGGTTTTATATTTCTCAATTGTCCCGCTTTGTACAGCAAAAACTTGTGTACGATCCCTGGTTGCAACAAATATCATTAGGACTTCTGGCACCACTCCTATGGTATGTTCCAGACCTAGTGCGTAGGCGCCCATCTGCAGCATGCATTTTTGGTATTTCATGAACCCAGAACGGCGCATGGCATACTCACTTTTCAGTGTTTCAGGACCTGGCCACCTACTGTAATAAGGTCCATTTGATGTTTTTAGGTCACCTAAAACAATTTTTCCTTTGTATTCGGCCACAATATCGGGAGCACCAGCCCATCCCCAGTTTTCTGTTTCATGTACCCCTGGGTGCCATACGCGACTGATGCCGTCTCCTCCTATTGTCCAAGAAAAGTTATCACCGACAGGGTTTTCTGCCCATAATATTCGCCCAAGCTTGTCTAATTTTTCTGGAAGTCCGTTCCAAAAAGCTTGGATTTCCTCATTCTCAATGACTGGATTTTTATCAATACCTAATAAATAATTTTCCATGAGTTCGTGGACTCTTGTACCCCTAGCTGCAGCAGCTTCTCGTCCACCTGGATTATTCTTTGCCCACCGTTCAAGTGCTACTTTATTACCCCCTGTTGCAGATAATATTGTAGTCACAGATGGCAAAGTACCGTAGGGAGTCTTGTAGTGACGGCTCCCATTAATGGTTAATCTAGTGTCTCCGTCGCTTTGGTATTGCAAGAATTGCACATATGGCGCAGTTCGAGAGTACACGGGGTGAATTTTGCGTTCTAAAAAAACGCTTTCCAGTACTTGGACCTCGATATCCGTAAAAGCTGCATACATAAAATCTCCCACCTCCTCAGAAGGTAACAGATTTTTTTGCTTTTACAAGAATTTTGGACCTTAGAATAGCTAAAAATGCGTGTGAAAAAAAAAGTGCATGAGTTAGCAACCTTAGGACGACACTGCATACTTGATGCATATGGGTGTAATCCACTATATTTAGATGACGAAACTTTCGTAAAAGAAGCTATTAAAAAAGCTGTTACTTGT